AACACTCATTCCTGCTACGCCGTTGCCTTTCAAATTAGCAATATTTACTGTGCTTACATTCTTCAAACTTAAAGTTTGAGAGCTTAAAGTCACACAGCCAGCGTTGGAGCCTTTTTTAACTCCGTTGGCCGCGGTAACTGAGAAAGTACCTGCCGAATTTGTCCAGCCCTTCTTACCTTGCTCAAATCCTGGGTTGGTAAGGTTGTTACCAATTGGATTATATTGCTCTTGTGCTGGGGTTTGTTGTGCCAATGCCGTAATGCTGGCCATCAGCAAAGCTAAAATAATCATTAAATTTTTCATTCATCTCTCCGTATTAACTAATTATGAGAATGTAGGCTCTGCTCCGTCAATCAATAAGCGAGCGTCAGCGGCAGCGGAACTTGTCTCAGCGGCGTTATCCCTAAACAATCTTCTAATCTTGTCGCCTGGTTGAACTGCAACTCCGTTGATCTGTCCGGTAGCATCAGTTAATTGTAAATTCCCTACTGAAGCAATCGTGTTTGCAACTCCAGGGGCAGTCACTTCCGTATTTGTAGACGTGTGCTGGTTTGTATATGTACCTAAGACTGTAGAAGCATTTATCAATGTCGATACAGTCTTAAAGAAAATATTTCCAGATGTGACGTTGATAAAGAACTGGGCACCCTCTAATTGAATTGGCTTACCTACTCGGTAGCTTTGAGGAACAGTCAACGTGGCATAAATTTCTTGGCTTGAGGTGTTGTCAAAATCTTTCAACTCAAGTCCGTCCACAAAAGATTCTAGTGGAGCGTTTGTTCCAACTTTCCAATTCAGACTCACACCTCCGCCACCTGCTCCTGCCGGGACAAGTTCGGTATCAATGACTTGATACATAACTTTAGTATCTGTGGCAAAGCACCACTGGCCGTTGGCCGCTGTAGTTGCATACGTCACTAGGTTGGCTTCAGTATCTTTTTTTACGTCCAATCTAGTTGGAGTTACGATTGAGCCGGAAGTAATTGTTTTAGCAGTTAAGTTTTGAGAATCTCCAACCGTTACAACTTCTTTCAATGAGCCAATTTCACCAATCTTAAACTTAGATGCCAAAGTGCTATCGTATGCTAGGGCAGCGTCAGTAGCATCTGACATCTCAATCTCAAATCCTGCTGGGCCTGAGTTTGCTCCTGCCTGAGTGCCGCCTTTATTTAAAATAATTTTAGCATCGTCAGTCTCAACCACTGTACCCAACTCAGAGTTGGTAGCGTAAAGATTTGTAACCGTTAATCGGTTGATATTTACACCAGTGTCATCAATATACATTTCTTCAGTAAATGCAGACTGAGTGAGTCTCTTGTACTTGAATGAAACTCTTGAGCCTTGATTGGCAGTTGTATGGTTTTCCGCAGCAGTTACTTCAATTTGAGCAACATCTATCTCCGCGCCTGTATCAGAAGTAGATTTAAAGATATTTTTACCTACAGTATCTCCAGAAAGAACTTGTCCTGAGCCTGATACACGCTTCTTTCTGAGCATTAATTCAGGGCCAAGTACAGAGTCTACTTCTGTCTCTGCTTTTAAATTCCCCTTTACGTGGACAACTTCTTCAGGAATTACTAGGCCTACCGCAACTCTCTGATTTACAATTCGCATTACTTCTACAAGAGAGGCAGATGCGTCCGGTGCAAGCTCGAAAGCCATGTAGCATCCAGCGGCAGATGCAGTTACGTTGTCTGTAGAAATAGTTCTTATTCTAGCTTGAGAAGCATTTGCTCCTGTGTCTCTAGTACCGTAGAACTGAATTTCACCTACAGTATCTCCGTCTAAAGTCTGACCGTTCCCTGCAATTCTCTCTTTAATCAATCGAATAATTGGGCCAACGGAGTCTGCACTAATCTTAGAGATTTCAAATAATGAATCCGCAGAAGCAATAGAGGCAGTACCCGTGGTCAAATTTAGAGTGAAAATAGGGATGTCTACAGTCCCGTCAAATATATTATATGTCCAGGTAGTGGGGTCATTGGTTGTATCAATCCAATAACCGCCTGCTAGGATTTCACTAGGTCGCGCAGTACCAGTGAAACCAGACATAATTGCCGCTTTAAAATCATTTAGAAGAGTGGCTAACTGATTTCCAGAGGTGGTACTAGGGACGATATCTGGGAATACTGCTTGTGACATTTTAACTCCTTAAATTACGGCCGTAGCCTTGCGACCGTATCCCTTAACCATGGCATCAAATTGACGAGTTACTGCCACATTATCTTTATCGTAGAATGTGATCGTAAATCCGTCCAGACTTCTGCCAGTTATTGAATAGTAATCGCCTTGCTGGGCGTTGTCTTGTGTAATTTGAATGTTAGGGCTTGAGCCTGGACCCTTGAATGATGGGGTATAATTCACTGTAAGCCCACTTGGGCCAGCAGATAAATTATTGTATGTCTCAAATCTGTCAGGCATATCTGCACGAATAATCCCATCATAGACTCTAGGCGTTACTGCTGGTACGTTGCTAATGAGCTTAAGTCTAAATTGGAATATCCTAGCGGTAAAGTCTCCAATTACAAACTTGGTCCATGGGGTCCAATTATCTTGAACACCCTCAGAAATAGGGTCAATTATATCTAAGCTTGTCCAGTCTGCAATGACGTTAAAATCATCTGTGCCCCTGTACTGAGTCTCTACATCCCAAGCCGCTGTGCCTGCATTAGAGAGTGCCAAGACATCGGACAAGATTGGCCAGTTGCTCATCAAGTCAGCGACCGTAAAACCCTCTGCTTCAATCAAAGATTGAAGACGCACAGTATAAATTTCCCCAAGGTCTAGGAAATTTTCATAATAGTAATATCCCTCTGGGAAATAGTTGTTAGCGTCCGGCCCAGCAATCGCCAATCTCTTTAAAACTAATCCAACCCCATCCGTTTCAACCGTATCCAGTGAGCCGTTTAGTGCTGGGAAATCGTTTGTTTCATCAATGATGTTTAGATCAAATAGGTTTGGAATGGAAGTGATAGCACTTGCCGCTATTGAGGATTCATTTAAGTTAAAGTCCACGGCCTTAATAAAGTAAGTTCCAGCGCGACCCTGATAAGAAGCCGTGGTGCTATTTTTATCTACCCTCAATAGTGGGATAGATACTTCCCAAGTGGCACCGGAAGTGACTGGGCTATACCGTATTAAGTATTCCTTTAAGTCTGGGTCAGATACTTGCGGCCAGTTGAAAGAAATAACTTGGTTGGTAATGTCGATATAGAGGGCCAACACATTACTTGGTGGAGTTATCTTTTCCAGTGGGGTGGCAAAAACTTCTGGGACTTCTATTAAGGTTAGCTTATTTCCATTGGCACTTACGGCAACTACCTTGAAGCCATGCTCAACCCCAAGATCATTCTCATCTACAATGTATTCATAGTTTGAGTTTTTTGAAAAATCTACTAACTCATATCCAGCACCACTATCGACATATATTTCAAACGTCTCATAAGCAGAGCCAATAGGAGCTTCCCAGTCAATCCCTACGTAGTATTGATAGTTATTCCCCACCACTCTCCATGAGTTGGAAATTACTTCAAGGTCTTCTACTGATGCTGGGGCCAACTGGTCTGGACTTAAATTTGTATTTAAGTTTGGATTGTAGTTTGGCATACCGTCAGTGGATTCTGCTTCATAGACTGCCGGAGCTTTTTCTACTAGCTCAATCGTTGCCGACATATCGCTTGAAGGTGAAATAGATTTCACCATGCACTCGATAATTATCTTACCTACTTCGCCTATTACAATTACATCTCCGACTGCTGGAACATATCCATCTAGTATAAATGTGTCAGAGTTCACCACTGTTAAAGTATCGGTATAGATACCACTAGCATTTCTGCAAACGTATCCGTAACTGAGCATCCCAGTTTCAATGCCGTCATCAATAGTTATTTGATTTCCTGAAACCGTTTTAACTCTCGCAGGCACTCCCCCAGACTTCATAGAGTCTTGAGAAAGATATACTAGGTCTCCACGGGTACAAACTAAATGTTCAAAATCTACTGTGATTGAAATTCTTTCTTTTCTAAGAACTGATTGGGCCAACATATATCGGCCATATCTCCAGGCTTGCTCAAAGTTAATACACCCAAAGCAACTTAACTCTTCTGTTAGCGTGGCATTTTCTTCAGTGTATCCAGGAGAGTAAATAATTACTTCATCCGTTTGCCATGCCTTATTTGGATTTATGTATTGTATTTTGAGAGCGTGGGGCTGATCTCCGTAAGTTCTAGTAGATTGGAAACCCCAAGAGTTTCTAGCGGTAAACACTTGAGTTGGAATAGTCTTTAATTTATCTATTAGTACCCCGTACTTGCCATCAACTATGTTCAAGCTTGATTGAAAGCTTGAAGTCAGAAGATTCAACATTGATTGCAGGGTAGTATCAAAATCTAAAACAAAATTTGCCTCAAATCTTGGGGCAAGGAAAGTTTGACTTGGCGGTGAGGTTGGAACTTCATCACAAAATTCTGACCACTCCACAATGCTAGGCATATGCAGTCTTGATTTATCTACTGCTCTTTTATTTATTTCGCCTGTTAATAAATCACAAAAAACCCAGGCAGGGTTTCTAGTAGCAGCTAGAGACCAAGTGGATGTGTTGTCGTCATACACAGGAAGCACAGAAGTAACTACGGCAGAGAGATTTTGTATCCCGCCGTTTAATTGGTTAGTGGCCCGTATTTTTACTTCAAGGAAAGTATGTCTATTGTTAGTTAAAATAGGGTCTCTTGAGAATCTGGATTGGATTGAAAGCCAAGTAAGCTTATCATTCACTCTAAAAGTTTTAGAAGAATAAGAGCTTAGTCTTGTGACCCTCACTTTAAATTGAGCAACTTCTCTGGGGGTGAATTTAATAGTGGCATAGACTGGATTATTACTTTTGTTTTTTATTACTGCCCCACCAAAACTACTTATTTTTCTAACCATTTTGTTGGTAGTTGATTCGGCAGCAGCTTGGCTAGTTTTTCCTGATCGAATAACCCCTTCGCGTGGTGCAAATCCGCCAGATGGGGTTGTTCTACCCCATTCAAAAACAACTACGTCAGACTGTAGTGGCTGAGTGAAAGTGTATGTGGAGAATCCTGGATACGGAGAAGAAGATATTGAGGCAACTGTACCTAAGACAATACCGTTTCGGTTGATTGTATCCCCTACTTCAGCATCGTCGGTGCCGCCGATTATGCTAGTAGTACCTGCCAGATATCCATACTTACCTATGTACTGAGTGTAAGCTGGGAAGGGGCTGCCAAATAAAACAAGCTCAGGATAATAAGTGGCAGTCTCGGTGCCTATGAGAGAATAGTTTGAAGGGTTGAGAGTTCTAATTTGAAAAGGAGATGAATAAGCTACTGTAGATGCTCCACCCGCTCCAGAGGAGTCGAATACATAGGCTGGGTCATTGTAGGCCCTCCAAATATCTTCCCCTACTTTAGAAAATTGTACGTTAAGTGTAATTGACCTTTCAGCAGTAGAGCCATCTGTACCTATGCCTATCAAACCTTCAGGACATTGGAAGTCTAATGTGATTTCTTGCAAACTTCCTTGCACGTTATCTGATGCGTTTCTAGTAGCTCGGTAGTCATCAATCGGGCCACCAGCTTCTTGGTTTTTATCTAGGGATACTCCTAATGTTTCTTTTTCTACATCTCC